TCAGGTTCAGCTTTCAATTTTTTCAAAATTGTGTCAAGTATTATTGACAAAATCAAATATATGACAATGAATAAGGGGAAGATATGTGGCTGATCATGGCGGCTTTGTCCGCGCTCTTTGCCGGACTTACGGCGATACTTGCGAAATGCGGAATCAAAAAGACTGATTCAGACGTGGCGACTGCTCTGCGGACGGTCGTTGTACTCCTTTTTGCCTGGATCATGGTGTTTATCGTTGGCTCTGCTGGAACGATCACGGAAATATCGGCAAAATCTATCATCTTCTTAATTCTGTCCGGCTTTGCGACAGGAGCCTCGTGGATCTGCTATTTTAAAGCCCTGTCCGTCGGCGATGTGAACAAGGTCGTTCCCGTCGATAAATCCAGCACGGTTCTGACAGTGCTTATCGCAATCATCCTTTTCAGTGAGACAGAACATCTGGCGGTCAAGCTGATCGGTACTGCACTTCTTGCGGCAGGCGTGTTTCTGATGATCGAAAAGAAGAAAACTGAAGCAAAGGACACAAAGCGCACGTGGCTGCCCTACGCGATCGGTTCCGCTGTTTTTGCTGCCCTGACCTCTATTCTGGGAAAGATTGGCATAACGGATGTAGAATCAAATCTCGGGACGGCGATCCGTACTGGTGTTGTTCTTGTTATGGCTTGGCTGATCGTCTTCGTTAAAGGCAAAGGTGCTGAACTGAAAAATACTGATTCCAAAGAACTTGTATTCATAGCTCTGTCCGGGATTGCCACAGGCGCATCATGGCTCTGTTACTATTACTCCATACAGAACGGCGTTGTCAGCGTTGTCGTACCGATTGATAAGCTCAGCATTATCGTTTCCGTCGCTTTTTCCTATTTCGTATTCAAAGAAAAGTTGAGCAGAAAGGCGCTTGCCGGGTTGATTCTGATTGTTGTCGGCACTTTGGCGATGGCGATCTGGGCATAGAAAACAAATAACGGCAAATTCTGATATATCGCGGCAATAGGGCAAGCATAAAGCCCACCCCATTACACATTCAGCGCATTCCGCGTCTGACGATAGATTTCCAGCCGTGACAGTGATTTTGGACTATTATTGGTCTGATTCACTGTGCGGCTGTTGTCGTTATTGTAGTTGTTGACTACCGTTGTACCGCCTGCGCCTGCCATTACACTTGCCACACCGGACATATCCACATTGAAGTCGGAATTCATCGCAATGGTCATTGCATCCGCAACACCGGAGATTGCCTTCTCGACATACTTTTTGCTCTTATTGATACCTTCAGCCAGTCCCTTCATGAAGTCGGGCATCCAACTTTCAAATTCCGTCAGAGGCCCCTTGTCAGGCACAGAGAAGTGCAGATAATCACTGATAGCCCTCGCCACGTCCGCAACCGTATTGATGAGATTGCCGAGCATATAGTTCAGACCGTTGATCAGGTTCTGCATGAGGTCACGTCCCCAAGACCATGAGCTGTTGACTTTCTCCATGACAGCCTGATATACCGCATTCATCGCTCCGGATACTGCATCGCGCACTCCGCCGAGCCTGTCGCCGATGCCGTTTTTGATGTTGTCCCAGATCGACAGCACAGCGTCCTTGACCTGATTCATCGGGTTCCGGACAATATCCGGCATGGCATTCCAGATCGTCTGCACCACGGATTTAATACCGTTTAGGGCTGTATTTACTACATCCTTCGCAGCATTCCACGTTGTCGAGATCACATTTTTGATGTCAAGCTGTCCGGTATTGATGAGCGTTTTCATCGCTGTCCATACCGCAGTCACGATCTTTTTGATACCGTTCAGTGCTGTCTCAATAACAGATGCAGCCGCTTTCCATGTTGTGGTGATGACCTTTTTGATGCTGTCGAGCGCATTTTCAACCACGGAAACAATGGCCTTCCATCCGCCTGTGATGCCGTTTTTGATCTGCGACATGGTCGCATCAATTGCAGTATTTGCATTTGCCCAGACGTTTTTTACAGTATCAAAGACCTGTTCCATGAAGCCCTGCACCGCTGTGACAACATTGGACAGAGCATTTCTGATAACAGTACTGATCGTTTCTGCAAGATTGCCTGCAAAGCCATTGACTGCATCTCCTACAACACCTGCGTTCTGGTTGATACCGTCAGCAAGTCCCTGCATGAAGTCAGGCATCCAGCTCTCGAAATCCGCAAGAGGTCCCTCATCAGGCACCGAGAAGTGCAGGAAGGACTTGATTTTGTTTGCTACACCTTTTACTGCATCCGCTACCTTGCCGATACAGTTTTTGATACCACCAACGATGTTATTGATAATATCCGCGCCCCACTGAAATGCCTGAGAGCCGAGGTTCTTGATGAAATTCACGGCAGCATTGAAGCTGTTGACGATAGTGTCCTTGATTGCCGTAATTTTCTGCGTCACGGCATTTTTTACGCTGTCCCAGATATTTGATACAGTCGTTTTGATAGCATTCATTACGGTGCTGACTGTATTTTTAATGCCGTTCCAGATGTTGGAGACCGTAGAAGAAATAGTATTCAGGACGCTGCTGACAAATCCGCTGATAGCATTCCACACGGTAGAAACGACTGCGTGAATGGCATTCAGTGTATTGGTGATGTGATTTTTAATACTCTCCCAGATAGACGAGATCACCGACCAGATCGCATTCAGCACCCCGGAGATAAAGCCGGAGATTGCAATCCAGACTGTAGAAATGGTATTGGAAATTGCATCCATCACCGTGCTGACTGTCGAAGAAATCGCATTCCAGATCGTCTCGAAAAATGTTTTTATAGCCTCCAGCACGATCGTCACAACCGCCTTTATGGTTTCCCATGTGGTGGTGATCTTTTCGTGTATCCAGTCCATGACACGGCTGATAATAACGTGGATTGCTTCAAAAATCGTTTCAAACAGATATTTGAACGCATCCAGCAGCGGTGAAATGAAGTCGTAAATAGTCTGCCATATAGTCGTAATGACCGACCAGATCGCATTCAGCACCGTGGTGATCGCTGTATGAATGGCATTCCATACGATCGTAATAACCGTTTTGATCAGGTTGATTTTCTCAGCAACGCTATTGTAAATCGCCGTCCAGATGCCGACAAAGAAGTTTTTGATACCAGTCCAGACGGATACAAAAAAGTTCTTTATAGCGTTGACTATGCCTGTGATAAAGCTTTTGATCCCGTTCCAGATATTAACGAAAAAGGCCTTAATGCCGTTCCATACATTTATCCAGAATTCCTTTACTTCGCCAAGACTCGTGCCGAACAGATTACACAGCACATTCAAATAGTTTTTCAGCGTATCTTTGAGGAAATTCCATACCGCTACAAAAATGCCCTTTATACCGTTCCATACCTTATCCCAATCACCCGTGAAAATGCCGATAAACACATCGAGGAGATTCAGGATGATATCTGTAACAGCTTTGAAGATATTTGCGATCTGCTGAAATGTTCCCTCAAAAATCGGTTTCAGGAACTTGCAGAGCCCGTCCCATACAGCCTTGATGACCTCGGTGATATTTTTGAAATCGAAGCCCAGCGCGTTGATGCGATCAACGATGCCCTGACAGAAGCCGGAAAAGATACTCTTGATCTGCTCCCAGATCGCCGTGATCTTATTGCGGAAGTCCTCATTCGTGCGCCACAGATGAACAAAAGCCGCCACCAGTGCAGCGACAACTGCAATGACAGCGACCACAGGCGCACTGATACCGCCAATGGCTGCACCGAAGGATGAAAATGCTGCTTTTGCTCCTGCGATCATGGAAGGGAGGTTTGCTACAAGCTGCATCAGCTTGCCGATACCGACCATTGTTTTGCCGATAACAACAAGCAGCGGTCCCAGTGCCGCCGCCACAAGAGCGATTTTCACGATAGTCTCCTTCGTTGCCGGAGACATCGCATTGAATTTATCGATAAGAGCCTGAATACGGGAAACAATAGACCTGATCGCAGGCATCAGAATCTCACCGAAGCTGATTGCAAGCTCCTGCAACTGAGATTTCAGGATGGTCATCTGTCCAGCAAGGTTGTCCTGCATGGTGTCTGCCATGCCTTTTGCAGATCCTTCACAGCCGTAAATGGCAGTAGAGAGCTTGTTGTAGTCTTCCTCGCTGGCATTGATGATCGCAAGCATACCCGCCATATTCTGTTTACCGAAGATAGCGGCTGCCGCTTGCATCTGCTCTGCCTGTGCAAGACCCTCTGTAGTCGTTGACAGTTCCGCAACGATATCATCGAAATCACGGGCGTTGCCCTCGGCGTCTGTCAGTTCCACATTGACCTTGCCCATTTTCTCACGAAGCATACCCATGATATCTCCGAGCGACCGCATATTGCCGTCTGCATCGGTCATGAGTGTATTTGCCCCGGCGATCTCCTTTGAGACACCTTCCTGTTCTTTGGCAAGCTCCTCTTGTGCACGGGCAAGTTTCAGTTGTGCTTTTTCGTAGTTATTGCTTGCAAGCTGTGCCTGCGAACTGCCCTCGCCGTACTTGCTGATCGCATCATTCAGCTTGATCTGTGCATTATCGAGGGAGATCGTCGCATCCTCAACAGCGTGCTCTGCCTTCTCGACCTTCTCAAAGTCGATTTTCTGAATGGTTTCTGTGCTGATAAATCCCAGCTTCTGCATTGCCGCTGCCTGCTGTTTTGTCGGCTTTGTGAGGTTTACAAGAGCGTTTTTTAGACTGTTACCAGCCTGAGAACCCTTGATACCGCTGTTTGCCATCAGGCCGAGTGCGATAGACAGGTCTTCCGCAGACGCTCCCATAGAACCGGCGATCGGTGCAACGTACTTGAAGGATTCGCCCATGAGAGACACATTGGTATTTGCGTTACTCGATGCTGCTGCAAGGATATCTGCGAAGTGTGCAGAATCATCTGCGCTCATACCGAGCGCCGTCAGAGCGTCCGTACCAATATCCGATGTCGTTGCAAGGTCTTCACCGGAAGCTGCAGCGAGGTTCATAATACCCTCGACACCGTTCAGCATATCTTCGGTTTTCCAGCCTGCCATAGCCATATAGTTCATGGCGTCAGCGGCTTCCGATGCGGAGAATTTTGTCTGAGAACCCATCTCACGGGCTTTTGCACGCAGCGCCTCTAAGTCCTCACCGGTAGCACCGGATACAGCAGAGACTTTGCTCATAGATGCATCAAAATCCGCTGTCGTTTTGACCGCGGCAGTTCCGAGTCCGAGTATCGGAACAGTCACATATTTTGTCAGGTTTGTTCCGACCGTTGCGATCTTGTCGCCGACCTTTTCGATAGATGCTCCCGCTTCACCGATTTTTACAAGTGCTGTCTGAGAATTTGCGGCTTCCTGCTGCAGGTTTTGCAGTTCCTGTTCCGTATCGACAATTTCACGCTGAAGGGCATCGTACTGCTCCGGCGGGATCGGATGTCCGAATTCATCAGAGACATCCTTTGCCTGCTGTTTCAGAGAATTCAGCTCATCGGTGGTCTGCTTGATCTCACTTTGCAGGGCATCATATTTCTCCTGCGAAATTTCACCGCGGGAAAGCTGCTCATCGGCGATGCGGCTCTGCTCCTTCAGTTCTCGGAGTTTGGTTTCAGTCTCGCCAATCTTCTGCTTGATCGGATCGTATTTTGCCTTCCACGCATCGTAATTGTCTTTGGTTTTGGCGGCCTGTTCGCTGGCTTTTTTCAGCGTTTCGAGCTTATCACTGGTCGATGATACGGCATCGGCAAGCAATCGTTGTTTCTGTGACAGCAGTTCCGTATTGGTCGGGTCGAGCTTCAGCAGCTTTTCCACATCCTTGAGCTGTGTCTGCGTGTTTTTGATATTCTTATTGACACCTTCAAGGGCTTTGCTGAGTTTCGTGGTATCGCCGCCGATCTCAACGGTGATGCCCTTGATTCTGTTTGCCATGCGGTTCACCTGCCTTTCGCATGGGTATAAAAAAGCAGCCCCGAAGGACTGCTTAGTGTATATTCTGTTAGCCTCTTGCTCTTACCTGTAGGTATGAGTCAAGAATTCTTGGGAAGTTTCTTTCATTCGGAACAGTATGTTGCTGAATGAAAAGCGATTTTTCACAATACTTTGCATAGCAATAATCTGCACCGGAAGGACAACTCCATTTTCCTTTGCTTTTTACGATTCCATTTAGTTCGCTGTCGGAATATGAATCGAAAATATAAAAGAGGTTCGGACAATGAAAATGCAGATACTTTGAAACAAAGGAGCGTTTGTCCATTTCAGTTGCTTTTTTCAGTAGTTCTTGCAAATACAGATGTGTAGCAAGAATTTCATGCAAATTCTCCGTTGTTGGTGTTTGATATTGCCTCAACGCATCCAGTCGTTCATCTAAATTCGAATCAACAATAAGAGGAGCAACATATCCGTAATAGAAATCACGATCACTTGTTGTTTCAGCGTTTTTTCGTCTTTCGACAGATGCAGAATATGCTCGACCAATCATTGCGATTTTAGCAACAACCTCATGTGCATTATCATGTCGAGGATATTGCTGGCACAGATCATACAATACCTTATCGAAAAGAAACCAATGAGTACTAGCATCTCTTTTCTGTTTTGACCATTCCAGAATTTCCTCAATGGTGCTTTTTTCACGGAATAAAAAAGTGTTCACTTATACATCACCCCATGCTTATATTTTATCACAGCATGGCGAAAAAGTCAATCTGGGTGATGCAGCATTTTTATCGTTTCTTTCAGGCTTTTGTGTTTTAGTTTTCTCGGCTCAAAGCCGATGGCATCGTAGAAGATGTGAATGACAAAGCCAGCACCTAAAATAGACAGAAGTGTTCCGATACCTACAGAGCCGCCGAGCATCCAGCCGATCAGTGTAACAGCCGACCACAGCAGAATTCCGATGATTCCAATCGGTATCATTGGCAGCTTTTTCCCGATAACGACCATCAGACCGTCTTTAGGACCGCTGCCGAGTTCCGCTGACATATACACATAGATGCCGAGGTCAATTATCAGAAAACCGAGTAACAGCAGCACGATTCCGAGCCACAGACTGTGGTTTTTGGGATACGGGGAAATATCGATATAAAACTGTGTGAGCCGTCCTGTTATCAGCGCATCGAGAATCGTTGCAATGCCGATGCGTTCCCGGAACAGAAGCTGTATCAGAATTGCTGTGACGGAAACAAGCACCATTGTGCTGCCATAGTTCTGCGTTGTATGCTGTGATATGCCCATGCAGAAACAGTCCCACGGTGCCAGCCCTATATTTGCCACAATGGTCAGATATACGCCGAAGGAGTATATAAACAGACCGAGCAACACCTGAAACAGTTTTTTCAGGAGTATCTTTATTTTGGACTCAAAATCGGTCGAATGCGGCCTGATCTGCTTTGATCGGGTAATCATAGTCGTCATTATCCTTTTCAATGAACATTTCGTTGACCATCCCGATAGTGAGCAGATCAAGGTCGGATAAACTCAGCCCGATCTGCACACATCGGAGAAGAAACAGCGGCGTTGTCATCTCGCGGTCAACTGGGCGAGACTTTTTTTTGACTCTGCCTGTGTCTCCAGATTCATGCCCCAAAGCTCAAAGAGCTGCGGCAGCACCTCGTAGATTGAGAAGCAGTTGAACTGTTCGAGCCAATCATCCGGACTGTCGGGAACATTTTCCGGATCAGCGTGCTTTGCCATTGTCCAGGCGATGTTCTCGAACACCTCAAGGCTCTCGATGCCGAGACCGGAATTCTCCTCATCGCTCTCATCCACGGAATCCTTCAGGGCGGCGAAATCCTTGAAGATGTCCTTGCGGAACTTCGCACGATAGAGGCGAGGCAGGGTTGCACTCGCCTTGAAAGGAACCTCGATACCGTCAACGGTGATGATCTTTTTAATTGCCATATTATTACCCTCCGAATCAGTCAGTAGTGGTTGCTGCGGCAGTGCTGCTCTTGGTTGTAGATGCAGAGCGTGTGCCGGTGCTGTTGTTGGTGGTTGCTGCGGTCGGGATATACACAGCATTGTACCAGTTGTTGTAAGTGGTCTCATCCGTAGACTCACAGGTCTTGGACTTCACCAGACCGGACGGGAGTGCTGTTGCCTTGAGGCTGAGTGTCTCCGTCTTGACAGACTTACTCTCCTCGGTAGTCTCACCCTCGGTTGCAGGGCGGGATGCCGAGCAGCAGTACAGCACATGACGAATGTGGTTCTTGTCTCCGTCAAACTCGAACATGAGTGCGAACTGCGAGGTCTCCGCATCGTTGCGCTCCACAAGCACGCCCTTGCTGTCAAGCTGTTCGCCGAGAATTGCGGTTGCAAAGTCAGTGGTGATGAGAGCAACTTCGAGGTCACCATCATAGCCTGCGTTGTTGTTGATGACGTAGTACACGCAGTTGTCTGCGTAAAAATTCTCATTTTCGCCGTTGGCGTCAATACTCAGCGAAACAGCACCGGGCAGACGGACAGGCGTTGCGAATGTCGGCACACCCTCATCGCTCCATGCCGTGATCTTTGCCCAGTGAACCTTGTTCAGACCGAACTTGACCTTGTTTTTCTTCAGAGCCATATTCATACCTCCAATGTGTACAGGACCTCATAGAGCCGTTCGCTCTCGATCCATGTTTCGGATTTTGTATAATAAATGTTGTACTGATGCAGTACTTCCTCTACACGCTCCTCTGAATCCGGGGATTTTTCATCGGTGTAAAGCTCGATGTGCAGCCGCTTGAAGCTGACATACATCAGGTTATCCGCACCGAATGTATTTTCACCGGGAGACAGAAACAGCGTGAACGGAGGATCAGGACTTTCACCCTCTGCGAAATGATGATACGCAAAGGGCAGCCCGATCTCCTGCATCATTTCGTTGATCTCTTCGTAGGTCACGATAACTCCTTTTTAATGAGCGTTTCGAGCATATCTGCGCCGTTTGCTTCAGCAGGAGCGATATGCGGGATCGCCGCCACACGACCGCCTCCGCGCTTTGCATGACCGTGTTCGAGCAGATGTGCGATCTGATAGCGGTCTTTGCTGTGGACGGTCATTTCCAGTGTGTGGCTGTTTTCCTTGGTTTTCTTTGCTGTCCAGCTTCGCTTGTAGCGACCGGACTTCACAGGAGCTTTTGCGGAGATCTCATTCTTGACGGCGGTCGCAGTCTTGCGGACTGCCTTTTTCATCGCTGTATCCGCAAGCTCTGCGTACTCCGACAAGCCCTCCATGATCTCCGCAGCCATATCGTCAATAGATGTCATCCTTTGATCCCGCCCTTCGTGATTCGCATATCAGCTTCATATAGTCCTGTGTCTGATAATTCGGCACAATGCCCTTGATATCATAGTCGATACCTTCAAAGCGGATGCGGTATACGGTAGAAGCCATCTTTTTTGTCTGCGGAGTCTGACGGATAATGACCTCCAACTTTTGTATCTCTCTGGTCACTCCGGTATTTGTTTCCTCAGCTGCACCGCCGACAGTATTTGATACAGTCACAGAAGCCCAGAGGGAAAACACCTCCTCCCACCGGGCTTTGTGATTTCCTATTGCATCTTTTTTGACATGGTTTTCAAGGACGGCGATCCGCTGATTCAGTTTCCCGATCTCCATCAGACCACGCCCTCTCTTTGTGCAAATAACAGCGCCCGCAAGGTAAGTGTCAGCGCATGATAGTCAGCAGTATTGCGGTTCTCATAGAGGTACGAAACAGTATACAGCATAGCCTGCCGGGAGGTTTCCTCATTTTCCGCGAGTTGCTTTTCATTCATTCTGCCCACATCCATCACGAGCCGCTGCGCCGTATCGATCAGAGTGAGGATGAGCTTGTCATCCTCACAGTGGTCAACACGGAGGTAGTTTTTTGTTTCAGGCAGTGAGATCAGATTCACTTATCTGCCCTCCGTTCTTATCAGCCGTTGCCGCCTGTGTTACCGCCGGTCGATGCCTTGGTACCTGCCATCTTGAGGACCTTGACGGACTCAGGAAGGATGAGACGACCGTCCACACGCTGTGTGGTAAGGAAGCCGACCTGATCGGTGCGGGCATACAGCTCGTTGAGACGGCGGAAGGTGCGGTTCTGACGGTCAGCGACCCAATAATTCTTCATGTCACCGAAGAGAAGAACACGCTCGCCCCTTGCAATACCAGGCATGAAAGAGCTGGTGCGGATGGGGCGACCGAGCAGTGTATCCGGCTTTGCAATGTCGAGCGACGGCTTCCAGAGGTAATTGTCGTTCTTGTCCTTCAGCTTCATGAGCTGAAGCAGGATGGTTTCATTGCAGACGAACTGTGCGTTTCTGCGGTAAGGAGACTTCAGGCTGTAGTAGAGGTCGAACACCTCGTCAAAGGTGATCGCAGTCTGGGATGCCGCAGTGACACCCAGCTCTGCGCCGCCGGTCTCATCGAGGATACCGAGGGGCTTTTTGTCGCCGTCACCCGTGAAGAACGCACGCTCCTCGGCATTGCCCATCGCCACACCGAAACGTGCAGCGATATAGCTTGCGAGGTCGAAGGCGGAGTCGTGCAGAAGCTCGTTGCTGATCTTGATCATTGTACCGAGCTTGTATGCGGAGAGGGTCGTCTGACCGAAACGGGTATCGGTCTCCGGGATCTCCTCACCCTCATCGATCCACTGCGCCTCCATCGTATCGTTGGCAATCGGGATCTTACGGGTACCGCTGTTTGTCTTGATGACCGTTGCCATCTGGCGGAAGATGTTGTTCTCTTCCAGTGCCTGAATCAGTCTGCGCTCGAACTCGTCCGGCACAGTGTATCCGCCCTCAGTGTCCTCACCGACAGAGAGCGCGTTGCGGACTGCAAGCTGATCGCCCTTGTTGCGGATCATATCCCAGAAGGCGCTTTTGTACTCGTCGGTAGCGGTCGGGTTGGTGGGCGGCGTATTCTTTGTGCCGGGAGCGTTGGTGACGGGCTTGCTGGTCGGTGCGGAAAGTGCCGCATCGAGTGCTGCCTGCTGCTCAAGACGCTCGATCTCTGCGCCCAGTGCCTGCACCTCACCGGCCATTTTGTTGTACTGCTCCACTGCGGAAGCCTCCACGAGACCGTTCTCACCACGGTGCTTTTCGAGGAATGCCTTTGTCTGCTCCCACAGGGTATTGCGCTTGCTGCGAAGTTCCATGATCTTGCTCATATCTTTTCTCCTATTCTCCGGAGGTAAAACTCCGGCGGTCATAAAAATACAGCCTGCTTATCTCATGAAAGCAAGCTGCTGTTTCAGAATTTCATACGGCATAGCGCCGTCAGCGGTTTTGCCGTCCATACCGATCACAGGCATATCCGGCACTGTAACTGTCGGTGCGGTCAGCCCTTCCTCGGCAGATTTCTGTGCATCATCTGCCTTGCTGTCATCGGGCGGCTCTGTGCCTTCCGGTGCTGCGGAAGCGGTAATCTTTCCCAGAATGGTCTGTCCCATGACACGGGTACTGTACTCCCAAAGGGCATCGCCGGTGTCCAGCTTGAACGGCTTCTTTTCGGTCTCTTTCTTTTCATCGCCCTCATCGTCACCGCCTTCCTGATCGGGCTTCTCAGGCTCGTCCGGATCGTCAGGCTCATCCTCCTTCTTGTCCGGTTCCGGCTTTTCGTCAAAGAGGATCTCATCTGCAAAGCCCAGCTCGACCGCCTTTTTCGCATTGATCCATGTCTCATCAGACATGAGCTTGCTGATGCGGTTTCTGCTGAGTCCGGTTTTTGCCGCATATGCGTTGATGATGCTCTCCTTGACCTCATTCAGAGTTGCAATGGCTTTTTCCATATCCTTTGCATTACCGAAAGCAATGGTGGACGGGTCATGGATCATGAGAAGTGCGGTCGGAGACATCTGCACGGTATTGCCTGCCATTGCGATCACACTTGCTGCTGATGCAGCGATGCTTGCGATGCGCACCGTGACATTGTGCGGATAGTCACGGATCATTGTGTAGATCTCCGCAGCGGCAAAGACGTTGCCGCCCGGCGAATTGATCCAGAGCGTGAGGTCACCGTCCTCGGCATACAGCTCATCTCTGAAATCCTGCGGCGTGATCTCATCGCCCCAGAAGGAATCCGAGTCGATCGGCCCCTCCAGGCGGAGCACTCTGCCGCCGCTGTCATCGTGAATATAGTCCCAGAATTTCGGCATTTATATCCCTCCGTTTCGTACTTTCTTCCTGCGCCTTTTCCGCAGGAATCTGTCATCGGTTTCTTCTTCCGGTGTATTTTCTGTATCTGTCTGCTCCTCAGTGTCATCTTCCCCGGACTCGTCCAAATTATAGGCTGCGCCCGCATCTTGAAGCTTATTATATGAACCATTGAGGTAGTAATCATCACCGCCGAGATCGTGCGGAATGAGGTCCATGTTTTCAAGCCTGCGCACATCATTCGGGCTCATAAAGCCGTTACCGACACCGATCGCATAAGCGTTCATTCTGCTATGATAATCGCCGCGCATCAGGCCGTCCACATTGAATTTCGGGAAATATACATCTTGTTCCTCTTCCAGCAGAAGGTCTTTGATGATGCCTTTTTCAATGCGGATGATCCACGGCATGAGGGAATACTGAACGAACGCAATGCCCTGATGCTCGATGTTATTGAAGGTGCTGCGTTTCAGATCCTGCACCAGATGCGGCGGCACCTGAAACATTCGGCAGATCTCCTCTACATCGAACTCGCGGGTAGACAGGAACTGCGAATCCTCCGGCGGCAGCGATATCGGTTTATACTGCATTCCTTCCTCAAGGACTGCGATGCGGTGCGCATTGCGGGAACCGCCGTACACTCTCGTCCAGTTTTCACGGATCTTTTCCGGATTTTTCAGCACACCGGGGTGCTCCAGAACGCCGGCAGGCTGCGCTCCGTTTTTGAAGAAGGCGCTGCCGTAACGCTCCACCGCCATTGCTGTGCCCAGTGCATTTTTCATCATGGCAATGGGTGAAAATCCCACAAGTCCGTTGAATCCCAGACCGGGAATGTGCAGTATTTCGTCACGCTGAAAGATGATATCCTTGTCATGTTCACCGGGCTTTTCATCGGTGTATGCGTGATAAGTGTAGATCAGGTCACCGCTTTTCGGGTCACGGTCGATCTCGACATTCTCCGGCAGCAGCGGATACAGACCGACAATGCCGTTTTTACCGTCACGGACGATTTGTGCATATGCGTTGCCCCAGAGAAGCAGATGACACATCAGCGCTTCCCAGAACGAGAATGAACTCATTTCAGGATTCGGCTGCCGGTATAGTATTTTATACAGCGGATGATCGGTCGCTCGTTCCTTATCCTCGCCGTCACCTGTATATCTGTACAGATGCAGCGGAAGTCCTGCGATGGTATTTGACAGCAGTCTCACGCAGGCATAAACGGTAACGATCTGCATTGCCGTTCGTTCGTCAACACGCTCTCCGCTGTGTGTCATGCCGAATACAAACAGATTACCGGAATCACGGACATTGTCCCGGATATCCGGCAGTGACGGCGCATCTCTCGGCTTATTGAAGCCGAGCCAGTTGAGTAAGCCCATCTGCATCCCTCCTACAAAACGATCAGGTCATGATCGGGTTCGTCATAGACACTGCCCTGCATTTCATGGCGGATCACTCTGTCGAGTGCCATGATCCATGCAACAATGCCGTCAATTTTTTCAGTACTTTTCTTTTTGCTCGGCTTTATATTTTCAGCCGCATCAATTTCAGCGACCACATTGCCTGCCATCCAGCGGAGAACCGGGTTACCGCCGTGAATAAACATTCCGCCGAGCAGCAGCTTATACAGCTCCTTCATCGGCGGGGACATATCCTTGAAGCCCATGCCCATCGGCACAACGGTAAAACCGTCACCTTGCAGGTCGGTAATAAGCTGTGTCGCATTCCATCGGTCGGCTGCAATTTCCTTGATGTTATACATCGTGTGCAGCTCGTTGATCGTTTTCCGCACGAAGTTGTAGTCCACCACATTGCCCTCAGTGATGTGAAATAGTCCCATGCGCTCCCAGACATCATATGGCACATGGTCTCGGCGTACACGGAGGTCAAGTGTTTCTCTCGGCAGCCAGAAGTGCGGAACAACGATGTATTTATCGCCCTCATACAGCGGAGGAAATACCAGAACAAAAGCCGTGATATCCGATGTACTTGAAAGGTCGAGTCCTGCATAGCATTCTCTGCCCCTGAGTTTTTCAAGGTCAATCGGAAGATTGCCTCTGTCATAGATATGCTCCGGAACCCATGCGACCGCACTTCCGACCCACTGGTCGAGACGAAGCTGACGGAATACATTTTCTTCCGCAGGGTTTGTCAGTGCCTCACGGTGGGCGTCCCGCACACGGTCAATGGTAATTGTGTATCCGAGGGACGGATTTGCCTTATACCATGATTCCTCGGAATTCCAGTCATCGCCGTCATCCAGACCGTAAATTACCGGATAGAATGACGGATCAATGCGCCGTCCTTCGAGGATGTCTTTTGCTTTTGTGTGGTACTCGTAACAGATGCTGTTGCGGTCGGTGCCGGCTGTGGTGATCAGGAAGTACAGCGGTTGCGTTCTCGCATCGCCGGAGCCCTTTGTGAGAACATCCACAAGGCTGCGGTTCGGCTGCGCGTGCAGTTCGTCAAGTACCAGACCGGATACATTCAGACCGTGCTTTGTGCCGACTTCAGCCGAAAGCACCTGATAGAATCCCACATTGCTGTAGTTCACCAGTCGTTTTGTCGCCGCCATGATCTTGGAGCGTTTCAGGAGCGCCGGTGTCATTTCCACCATACGCTTTGCAACGTCAAAAACGATAGAAGCCTGCTGGCGGTCAGCCGCTGCGCCGTAGACTTCGGCAGACGGCTCGTTGTCGGCGTACAGCAGATACAGTGCAATGGCCGCCGCAAGCTCCGATTTTCCGTTTTTCTTCGGTATTTCGACATACGCCGTGCGGAACTGCCGGGTGTCATCTTCCTTGACCACACCGAAAATATCCCGGATGATCTGCTCCTGCCACGGCAGCAGCCAGAACGGTTTTCCTGCCCAGCGGCCTTTGGTATGGCAGAGGTTTTCTATAAAGCGAACAGCCCTGTCCGCTTTTGCCGCATCGTAGTGAGATTCCGGCAGCATAAAGCGGGTGGGCTGATAGTTGGTGAGTTTCGGATAGTTCGCCGGTCTTTCTCTTGCTTTTGCTGTTCTTGCCATCAGCCGCCTCCCAGAAGTGCGTCCATATCGTCAACGGCAGCGTCCTTCATGTCTGCACCTGCGGTGATCCTGCTTCTTGCGGCGGGAGTCAGACCGAACTGTTCTGCGATCTTATTCATGATCTTCAGATAGGTCTGCGCAATGGATACCTGCGGAACCTGCTGCCAGTAACCGGATTTTGTTTTTACTATAGTGCCGTGCTGCGTCATGAACTCTTCGGCTTCCTTCCAACGGGCGTATGCCTGACAGTAGGATGCGAACGCCGCCTGATCGACTTCGGTCAGCACACCGATCTGTTCGAGCTGTTTTGAAAGCCTGCGCCATTCTTTTTTCGCTTCGGGCTCCAGCCACTTCGGACACGGAGGTGCTTTGCGTTCCGGCTTCGGTTCATCTGCGTTCAGCGGTCGCTTTCCGGGATTGCCTTCCAGTTCTTTAATTGCTGTAGGCTTCGGTTTTCTGCCCCTCTGAGCCATCCGCATCACTCCTTCCTGTAAAATGTGCATAAAGAAAAGGCCTGCGATCTGCAAGCCTCTCCTATGTATGAAACCACCATGTTTACTTGTTCAGCGCATCGAGCATGATTGCCGCACCGTTTCGGAATCCTTTTGTGTAGCTGTCCTCTGAAGAAATCGCTTCCATCTGATGGTGAATATCCACCAGTTCCTCCAGTTCTTTCACGGCTTCTTCGGACAACTGTTTTTTCAACGACTCGAAAAGCTGCTCGGCATGCTTACTCAATGCATCGAACTCAGCGGCATTGACCGTGATTTCGGTCGGTGCGCTGATTTTGCCGCGATAAATATCGCTGATTGCTCCCATCGTTCTCACCCCCTTTCGGCGGGAGATGGGGCGGCTTTGTGCTGCCGCCCGCCGTCCGTTTTCTTCAGTTGAACTTGTCAAGGAGCATCTGGAGGACTGCCTTGGTGTCTTTATCCGCTGCCTTGATATCCATCCCGCGGTCGTAGTTGAAGACCGTCTCGCCGTTCCGCTCGATCCAGATCTTCGAGGCTCTGCCCTCGCTGTAGCCGAACTCGCTGGGTTCCTCGAAGTGCTTTACGCTGTAGCGGTATGCGCTCCCGTTGTAATTGATCGTGCCCTGTGTCCACATGGTGTATTCCTCCGTGTTCTGTATTCCGGCGGGCTGTCTGCCCCTTCCGTTGTACCCATATTACCATAGGTTCCGATTTATATCAAGCGGCTAAACTACCAGAATGTGCAAGGCGATATTTCGGCGTCTGTTGTACATATTATTCCTTGCCATAGGTGGCGCACAAACGCGCCGTGTGGGCGGCTTTCATCGCGGGGCAAGTTATCCGCTGAAAGACCGTAAGCACCACACGGACGAACGTGGCGCAAGTCAGGGCTTGCTGTCCCTTCCCAGCTCGTAGGCGCGTTCCAGCATCCGGCTGACCTCCCGCAGGCTGATGCCGGGGAAGTTATGCTCGGCATTGGTCTCGTCATGCTCATCATCCGAATCACCGTAGGGTGTCAGCCCACCCACAAACCTGATGCCGTAAGATTCTTCTTTGGCGATCTGCTCCAGTGCGTTTCTTGTTGCGTTATCCATGTATGCGCTCCTTTCGGTGTCGCCGCCCCTCCGGAGAAGGGCGGCTCGTTTTTCTCAGTCGGCGAAGTTTTCAAGGTAGTCGCTGATCGCCTTTGCCATTTTGTTGTAGTCTGCTGCAGTTGGGCGGTAGTTGTACCATTCGCTTTCCCCGCGGTAGGTCCAGGCGTGAATGACGTCTTTGCTTGCCCAGTGATCGCTAAAGCGGATGGTGATTTCGTCAACCTTGCCCTCGCTGCGGTTCAGCACTGTGATTCGGATCGCGGGGTAGTTTTCCGCAACCCCCAGCGTTGTGAAGGTCGCCTTAACCGTCGTGGTGTCGGTCAGGCGGGCGATGCAGGCTCTGCCTACCAGCTTGGCGTTCTTCAGCAGGCTGACCTTTGCGGTCATCTTCTTCAGTTCGGTCTCAAAAAAGTTCATGGTGGAATCCTCCGTTTGTTTTATTCGGAAGGGCGTTTGCCCTTCCGTTGTGTCACATATTACCATGATCTCCCCGGAATAGCAAGCGGCTAAACTACCAGAATGTGCAGGTCGATTTTTCGCCGAATGTTGTACATATTATTCCGTTGCCCGAAGGCGCGGAGCAGAGCCGAAGCCCTGCCCCTGATGCGGTCAGTCCACGATGTGCAGCACCACCATGCCGTTCGGTGTCGGGATGAAGATCTCAGGCTCCCAGAAAAGCGCCTTGTACTTTTCGATCTGCTCATCGGTCAGCCCTGTGAAATCTTCAAAGCCCAGACCGCAGACGAAGAAGGTGCCTTTGATCGGTCCGTACTTCTCAACCGTTCTGTTCCATTCCAGACCCTCGATGAACAAGCCCTCCTCGTTGCATACCACCGCAACTTCCTCCTCGAAGGGGTACAGCGCCTGAATATAGCCGCCGACCTCTTTCTGAAGGTTCTCAAGGGTGTGTTCGATGTCCTTGACGTAGGGGTGCTTGCCGGGTTCGCATACCAGAATTTTCATGTAGATTCGCTCCTTTGTTTTGATTCCGCTTCTCCTGCGGTAGTGACATATTAACTCTGAACCGCAGAAATAGCAAGCAGAATCGGCAAAATAAATGTGACAAACATGAGTCTGATTATTCGGCAGAAATGTACATCGCACAAAACGCGCACAGTCGCGCCGTGTGCCGAGGCTTTCCGTAAGGGCAAGGTATCCGCAGCCTCTTTGGAAAGCCCCACACAGGGCAACGTGGTGGCTTATTCCGCCCTCTGCCGAGCCATTTCTGCTCTCAGCCGTGTCAGTTCGCAGAGCATCTCAAAGGATCGTCCGTACTGCTCCATGTATGCGGCGATGTCGTAGTCGGCGCAGCACAGCAGCTCGAATTTGTCGGTCACACCGTTCTTTCTGACCGTGAACTTTGCCTTTCTCGGAAACTGCCGGTCGAGGGTTCCCTCAAAGCCGTGCTTGTTGAACCAGTCGATGGCGTACATCTCCTCGTTGGAAAGTACCCTTGTCGCCTTGATCAGGTCGATCATTCCTCGTCACCTCCGTATTCCTTCAGATAGGCGTTCACGCGGTCGCCGTAGCCGAGTTCAGTCAGTTCCTCCGGCTCGAAGACCTCCAAAAGTGCCTCCATGACCGTGCGCTCCGACCAGAGACCGACTTCTGAAAGGTCGGCGATCATCTCCACCAGTGCTTTGATCTTTTCGTATGTATCCATGATTCTTCCTCCTTCGGGTTTGGCAGCCCATCCCTGTGGAAGGGCTGCGCTGTTCCGTTTACTTGCTTTTGCGTCCGGCCTCGTAGGCGTCCTTGAGGGCGGCTTCCAGTCCCCAGACCGGAATCTCGATGAAGTCCTCACTGTCGCAGTGGCGGGCTTCAAGGTCTCCTCGCTCCTGCACCGCAACCATGTGCTTAGCGGCAATGTCGTAGAGCTGCTTGTCGATGCCGGTCAGCGGATGCTCGGCTCTCTCCAGCTCGCGCTCATACTTTGCGATGCTGCTGTCCATGTTGGCGAGCGCCTGCGCCTTGGAAATGCCGTAGACCTCAAGGCAGGTCTCGTCGGTCATCTGCTCGGTGGCGGCTCTGCCGTTGCGCAGGAAGTTCAGGGTGGTCTTGATCTCGTTCAGCTTCTTCTTGGTCATGGTGGTTTACCTCCGTGTTTTGTTTTCGGCGGGCTGTCTGCCCTTCCGTTGTGTCACATATTACCATGATCTTTTCCAAATAGCAAGCGGCTAAATGTACAGAACAAAATCGGCGAATCTGCGTCCTTTATTGTACACATAGCACCAAGTCCACGGGAGGCACCAGAACGCGCCGTGTGTGGCGGTTTTTCGCAGGGGCAAGTTTATCGCTCACCGCAGGAAAACCGCACACGGGCGAACGTGGGGCAAGCCTGCCCCGTTATTTACTCGGTCGGCGGCAGCCAGTGTCCCTTCTGCTCATCGAAGAGGTAGTAGTAAGGGATGCCCCAGTCGGCGCGCATCAGGGAAACGATGCTCTTGTGGGTGACTGCCGGGCTCATCGGCTCCTTGCGGTCGCGGTGGTAGGCGACCGTCACACCCTCCGCAGGCTTCTCGAAGCTGTGCTGCTCGTCAGCATCGGGGGCAAGGCGCTCGCCGAGGATGCTGATGTCACCAAGGGCAAGCAGCGCCTTGACCTTCTCGGCGGTGTCGTAGTGTTTGGTGAGGATGGGCATCTGGTGTTCGGGGTAGCCGTCCCAGTGGCAGTAGATCGTCTCCGTGGTGCCGTCCTCGTGCAGGATGCCGATTCTTGAATTCGTGCTCATGTTCAATTCCTCCAAGGTTTGTATTCGGTGGGCGTTTCGCCCTGCCGTTGTGTAGCATATTACCATGATCCCCGGAATATAGCAAGCGGCTAAATGTACAGATCATTTTGCAGGGAAATCCGCGCTTTTCTGTGTATATTATCGAGGCTGTTAGCCCTCCCCGCAGGAAGGGCTCCGCTGTGTTCCGTTCAGGCTCTCTTCACATCGACCAGCCACTCGGCTTCCTTGTGGGCAATGCCCGTAGCCTTCTCGGTGATGTCGCTGTCCTCATCGATGTAGTGCAGCCCCTTGCCGACCTTGATAAAACGCACATCCTCGTAACCCTCGATGGTGGTGCGGTAAACATAACCGCTGCGGCTTTCACCGTCGTAGCTTTTGCCGTCCCAGCCGTTGAAGGTGAAGGTGATGCGCTCCGCAGTCTTGCAGAAGTGGGTCTCGAAGTCCTCGCGGGTGATCGCCGTGTTGGCATCGATCAGGTTCAGGCTCTTTCTCAGTGTGTAAGGGTTCATGTTGTTATCCTCCGTTTCGTTTTTCGGTGGGCGTTCCGCCCTTCCGTTGTGTAACATATTAACTCTTTCCGGAAGATATAGCAAGCGGCTAAATGTACAGAATCTGCGTGCTTTTTCAGCCCTGCACTTTGTCGGATGTACACATCTGGGAAAAGCGCGGAGCAGAGCCGAAGCTCTGCCCCTTTTCGCTGTCAGAGGGTAATGCGAATGCCGTCATGATGCTCACGCTCGTTCTGGCGGTGTGTATCCCATGTGGTAAATCTGCTGATCGTGACAGGTTCAAAGCCGGTGCAGCCGAGCCGTGCAAACTCGTTCAGGATGCTGAAGAGATGCTCGTTCGCTTCCGTGATGACCACCGAGGTGATGCCCGCCTTGCGGAGCGTGTTCACAATGAATTCGATGTGGCAGAAGAACGGCAGCTTGGAAAGCTGAAAGACTGTGCAGCCATAGTCGAGGCTGTCGCTGTAGTGGTGGAAAAGGTAGGTCTCCGCGCTGTTCTTTTCCTTGAAGCGCAGGTCCTCGAAGTAGGCGTTCTCTCGCATTTTAGTGTCCTCCAAAAAGTGTATTCCGCAGGCGGTCTGCCTTTCGGTAGTACACACTATAACTCTTTCTGTCGAATATATCAAGCGGCTGAATGTACAGATCATTTCGGGCGTATCTGCGGCGATTCTTGTACATAGTGCCGTGCGGAAGAACAGCCCCCGGAGGGGCTGCATCCGCTTGTGGCTTATCCGAAAAGGTCAGCCCCGAACATCTCAGTGTTCATTTTGCGCTGCGCCATCAAGAATGCGCCGCCGTAGCTTTTGCAGTGCTTTTCGTAGCCCTCGGCATCCATCTCCCGCAACAGGTCATCCGGGAATTCGTAAAGCGGGTAGCAGCAGAAGCCGCTGTATCCGTAGACCGGCTCTCCGAAACGCTCGTACTGCTTTGCGCCGATGCTCCGCAGGAAGTCCTCTGCGGTCGGATTGTTGTTTGTGTCGATGAAGGTGCAGTTGCGCGGGATCAGTGTGCCGTTCCCGATGCTGCTGCCGATGTTGACCGAAAGCACCGCATCGAACTCGTCATCCTCTGCGATTGCGGTGATCGCCATGACCATCGGGTCGGAAGCGTAGTCTGCGATGCTGAAACGCACCTTGATGCCGTTCATGTAGTAATCTGCCATTTTCGTATCCTCCAAAAGAATGTATTTCCGAGGTTTTCCCTTCGGTAGCGACATTATAACTCTTCCTGCCGAGTATATCAAGCGGCTGAATGTACAGATCATTTTTGGCGTATCTGCATGGATTCTTGTGCAGTATGTGTATCTCACCACACCTTGAATTCCGGCATTTCCGTTTCCGGTGCTGCCGCCTGTCCTTCTTCAGTATCAAGGTCAATCAGCTCGACCTCGGTGTCTTTTTCGGAGCTGAAAACCTCCTGCACCAGTCCGCCCTCGACCACGATCACGATTTTTGCCATGCTGTTCACCTCCGTTCTGCTCCGCTTATGGGGCAGGCGGTTCTGCCCGCCCCTTTGCGGTCGTATTCAGTTCACTTTGAAAAGGATGCCCTGTGCCGTTTCGTATTCTTCCTCGCCCCAGCGCAGGCTCTTTTTTGTGATGGTGTGCGTTCCGACCATCGTGCAGCCCTCTGCGATAAATCCGTAGATGTTTTCCATCAGCGCCGTGCTCTGATTCGTAAGCGTGAACTCGGTGATGCCCAGCTTGCGGAGCGTTCCGATGAAATCGTGGAATTCCTTGTCCCAGCAGTAGTCGCTCATCTCGAACTCGTTGTTGTCGTTCTCGCGGCGCATCTTGTACACCCAGTAGGCTTTCATCTCGCCGCCGCTGTAGGGGTAAGGTCCTGCCGCCTTTTCCTCGGCGTACCAAGCGTCCATCTCCGGGCTGTCGTAGCCGTGTGCCGCAGCGATCTGCTGCTTGCGCTCGGCGCGTTCCTTTTTGGCGCGTTCGTAGGCGGCGCAGCGGAAGGTCATCTCCTCGAAGTAGCTGTCGTTCATGTTCGTATCCTCCGTGTTTTGAATTTCGGCGGGCTGTCTGCCCCTGCCGTTGTGTAGCATATTACCATGATCTTCGCAATAAGTCCACGCCTATGTGCAAAATAAATCGTAGAAGAATCGCCGATTTTCGCCGTTATAACTGGTACATATACCAACGCCCCACAGGAGGCTCACAAACGCGCCGTGTCGCGCCCGGAATTCAATGGGCAAACAATCCGCAGAAAAGCAGAAAGGGGCTGTGAAGCCCCTTCGTGCCACCTTATTCGGGAATGTACTTGTCGTGGATGATGCCGAGGATCTTGTCCTGCTCATCAATGCTGATGCCCATGCTTTCGAGGGCTTCCCTCGTGCCGCAGTCGGGGCAGATCAGCGTATCGTTGTCGTAGCGGGACAGCGCCGGTCGCTCAGTGTAGGTGCGTCCGCACTTGGGGCATTTGCGTGGTTCGTTTACTCGGTCTTTCATGTGAATTCCTCCTATGTAGTTGGTGGTGTGCCGCCCGAAGGCGGCAGGCTGTCATTCTTCGGTTCGCTCGGTGTGGCTGAGAATCTCATCAGCGCTGCCCGATTCTGCGTATCCGCAGTCCCAGATCGCAAGGAGCATCTTCTCGTCGGTTTCGGGGACCTTAATGCTGTAGGTGATCTTCCGTGCCCGAATGTCGTTCAGCATCTTGGTGGTCGTTTCGAGGAATTCGGCGGGGATCTCTCTGGTCGTGCCGTCCTTTGCAATCAGGCGTACTCCGTGGCAGCGCAGGCTTTCAATATGTTCTTGGCTGGTCATGTTCAGGACTCCTTTGCGTTATTTTCCCTTGCGGTAGTGACATATTAACTCTTTTCGGGGCTGATTGCAAGCGGCTAAATGTACAGATCATGATGGGCGATTTTTCGGCAGTCATTGTTCAATTTATGCCTTGCCCACATTTGCGCCGTGTCGCGTTGTGTGGCGCGGTTGACTGAGATGGGATACCGATTCGGAGGATACCCCTTCCGCCCCACACGGGGCGACGTGGGCGCTGTGTGTGCGCCCGTGCCGTTCCGCTTTGCATCCGCCCCGCAGGGCAGGCCTTTAAGGTCTGCCGAAGCGGAATGCGTTGTCGCCTGAAAGGTTTTCGGTAAGCGTCTCCCTCGCGGTCTCAAACTCGCTTCCGATAAAGCCCATTCTCATCAGCCAAGTCCGCATTGCGAACTTTTTGTTTTCCTTCTGCTGTTCCTTGGGGCTTGCGCTTCTGAGGTCCTTTGCCATCTGGCTCATTGCGAGGCAAAGCTGAATGTAGCTCTTGAGCTTGCCTGCGTGGAGTCCGTTCTGCTTGCCGTTGGAAGGCGGTGCGAACTTGAAAAGTCTGACCTCGACCGTACCCTTGGTGAAGGTTGCGTGCAGGTTGAGCATGTGGTAGCGGCTGCCGTTGTAGTGGTGCGTTCTGCCGCTGCTGTAGCCCTGCGAACCGTACCAGATGTCCGCAAGCTGTGCCATCGTGCGGGGCTTTCTGCGGTTGAGCTGTTCAAGGAATCGCGGGTCAACTGTTCTGCAATACTGGCTCATTCTGTAGCTGTCAACCTTGATTGCCTCGGCGATCAGCGTTTCGTGGCTCGCCATGATGTTCGCAAGGTTTCTGAGGCTCTGCGGTGTGTGTCCCTGTGCGCCGATGTGAATGTGAACTCCGCATCCTCTTGTGTAGTCGCTCTTTGCGCCTGCCTTGCGGAGTCTTCTCACAAGCTCCTGCAGGGTTTCGATGTCTGCGTAGTGCAGGATCGGTGTGACCAGTTCGCACTTTTCGCTGTCGGGGCCTGCGATGCTGACGTCCTTTTGGAATTTCCACTCGCGTCCCTGTGCGTCCCATGCGCTGTAGGTTTCGTAGCCGTTGCGGTGGCCGGTGTACTCGGTGCGGTCGGTGCCGAAGAACTCGGCGGCAAGCTGTGCGGCAGCCTTGCGGGTGATGTTGTTCATCTCGATCTCAACCCCGATGGTCTGCTCCTTCATTCTGTTAATCTGCTGTGCGGTCTTCTCAGTCATTTTTGTATCCTCCGTTTCGGTTTTCGGAAGGCGGTGTGCCTTTCGTTGTGTCACATATTACCGTCTTTCGGAGGATATATCAAGCGGCTAAATGTACAGATCATTTCGGTGTATTTTTGCCGTATCTCTGGTACTTTTACATACTTGATATCCTTGCATTTTTATGGTAAACTTGGATACAATGGAATAGGATCTCTCATTTTCGGAGGCCCCCAGTGAGGTATAAAATCAGCGTTCAGGACAGCGGGGCGCAATCCCCGCAATGCCGCCGCTTTTCTTATCGGTACAGATGCCTCGTACTGCGTTCATAGGCTTCGTAGAGGAATTCCGGATCGAATCCGAATGACCGGTAGCCCTGCACACAAGTCCAGAAATATCTTGGTGTCGGTTCTCCGAGCCGGCGCTTTTCATTCATGATGTACAGAAAACCGTTGGTCTGGAGTGTCCTGCCGCTTTTCGCTCTGCGCACCGGAAGGCTGATCTCTTTCTTATAGTAGCAGACAGGGCAGCCCTCGTAGCGGTCAAGCATTCGCTCATGCTCTGCCGTGACCTCCCAGACTGCGACAGGAACAACACCGTCGGCTTTGGGCTCGATGGTCAGGTAAAAACCGGTCTTGCTGCCCTTGAACAGCAGTTCGTAGCCTTCGAGCAGTGCCGTCCCGATGGGCTTCGCGCCGGGGCAGCGCATCTCCATCTGCTTGCGGTTCAGATTGCTTCCGTATGCGAGGTAGTATCTCTTCTTGTTCATGTGATCTCCTCCGTTCAGGTGTTTGGCGGGCATCCGCCTGCCGTTGTGTGACATATTACCATACCCTGCGGAGGTTATCAAGCGGCTAAATGTAGAGATCATATCGGGCGATTCTGCGCTGTTGTTTGTTCATTATATGACTCGCCGTAAAACGCGCCGTGTGGGGCGGAGACCGAAACGGGGTAACTTGTCGGAGGATACCTATAAAGCCCCACACGGGCGAACGTGGCGCGTTCAGCGTTTGGTCAGGGATTCCTGCCGGGCCTGTTCCAGAACTGCTATGTCCAGTCCATTCATTTCATAGCCCTTGCGGATCACATCGTAATAATAGGGGCTGGGCGGTGCGATGCCCTTGGGGTTCATGATGTAGACCATCGCATCGACAGTCCTGCCGTCCAGCTCGACCTGCACAGTCTCCCGGCGATAGAGCCGAGGATACCCCTCGTAGCGGTCGAGCGGGATCTCGTCGGCGGGCTTGATGTCCCAGAGCAGGACGGGGACGCTGCAGTCGGGATCGGGCTCAATGGTCGCAACGCTGTTGAATACCAGTCGGTAGCCGTGAAGCGTGCTTGTGCCGAGGACCTCGGCAGTGGGGCAGCGCCGCTGCATCTGTTCGATGTGAAGATTTGAGCCGTAGGCTAAGTAAATCATTTTCCTTCCTCCTTGTCATTGGTGATAATGGTGAAATCGTCCACGCCCTCGATCAGCGAAAGCGTCCTGCCGTTCTTCCAGACCATGTGGATGTTGCCGGCGTCGTCAACATACTGAACCTCGCCGACCGTTCCTTCCGGAACCGGTGCATAGGGATCGTCCATATGGTTCAGGCGGATGCGTGTGCCTGCGGGATAACGCTCCCGCAGGGCTTGGAGCTGTCGTTCATTCGGAAACTGCATCGTTTTCATCCTCCTCGGTAGTCCGGGCTTCCTTTGCGGCTTCACGCTTTGCCTTCTGCTTTGCTTCCCAGCGCTCACGCTCCGCATCGTTGCGGAAAGCCGAATGACCGGAAAGGTTCTCCATCAGGCACTTTCGGTCTGCCTTGCAGTCTGCTCCGTTCAGTCCAAGGCGGATCAGCCAGACGCGGAGCGAATATTTCTCGTTGCTGTCGTCCACATCCTTTGCCTGCTCCCGCTTCTGCGTCAGCGCCATACGGTTCATCGCTCCGGCGAGCTTCATGAAAGTCTGTATATGGTCGGCATCTGCCGCCTGCCCGAAACCGTCAAAGGTGAGCTTGTCGCTGTCAAATGAGATGCCGGTCAGAGGTGGATTCGTTTCGCCCCATTCTCTGATAAAGGCGATCAGTTCGTGGACGCTGCGGAATTCGTGCTTGCCGATCTCATCAGCAAGGCTCTTGTCTGCGGAGAAGTTTCCGCCGGTCGCCTTGCTGAGCAGTGCGCCTCGTGAGTGGATCATGCAAATGAGATTTGTAAGGCTCTGCACCGTGTGGTCAGCAAGCGGAAAGCTGATGCTTGCGCCTACCGGAAATCCGCTGTGCGGCTCGGTCGGTTCCGGCTCTGCATCGGCTTCCTCCGGCTCATCTGCTTCTGCTGCATCCGTTCCCTCCGGCGGTGTGACTGTCTCGCTGGTGTAGCCTGCATCGGCAAGGCCGTCCAGCACCTTTTCCACGATTTCCGTGTCGCTGCGGTCGCTGAAGCTGAGGACGGCATCCTTGCTCAGTGTGAAGATGTCGATCTCGTAGGCACAGCTCGGAACGCCTGCATATCTAACATCCGCCCCGATTATGTCTGCGATTTTCTGTGCCAGTGCCTTGCGCTGGCTCTTTTCGATATTGTACTTGATTTCCATATTAAAACCTCCGTTTTTGTCACCGCCCCTCCGCCTTGTGCATTGGGCTGCGGCGTTTTCGTAGTCACATATTACCGTCTTTTGCCCCGGAATGCAAGACTGTAAAACGGAGAATGTACGGGACGTATTCACCCATGAGATTGTGCATAGTACAGAATAGAAAGAAGCCCTGCGGCAGAACAACTGATTTAGTATCAGTCTGTTCACAATTTGCTGCAAGGCTTCTTTGATTATCTTTTTCTCGGAGCGAACACTTTAACCGGAACACCCATCTCCCGGCAGTGGTCGATCACGTATTTTGTTCCGCGGGACTGCCCATCCCAGAATGCAAGCACCACATCGGCGTATTCAATAATAAGCAGATTTCGCTTCAGCGGAGCACTCCTGCCATACTTTTCGTATTCCGGCAGAAACTCTTTCAGTGGGATGCCGTGTGCCTGTGCGTAGGCTCTTGCATCTGAATCGATGCCCCTCGCTCCTCCGCTGACGATTTCCGTGACATTCTCCGGCAGATACTTTTCAAGGTCATTCACATGAAGTCCTCTCGATCCGATGATTGCAATTTTCATAACGCATCACTCCTTGTAGATATGTTTTAGATATACTTTGTATCTATTTCAAACATTATACCACAAAATGCGTCTAAAATAAAGTCATAGTAAGTTTGAAAGGAAGTCTTATTATGGCTATTAAGAGTTTATCCATCCGAATCGAGCAGGAAATGCTTGACAAATTACACATTGTTGCTGACTATGAAGGGCGTTCTGCCAACAGTCAGATTCTGATTTTGATCCGTGACTGCATCGAACAGTACGAGGAAAAGCACGGCAAGATCGAGCTTGGCGGAGAAAAGAAATCATAATAAGTGTATCTCTACGAATATAAAGTAACGCAGAATCGGGCTTATTCGCTATCACATTTCAAAACGGGCACGTTATGCGTTCACTTTTGTGTATCTCTCTGCGCCGCCCATGCGATGCCGGAAAGCACGAAATAAGTGCAAGGAAGCGCCACGCCATTTCCCCAGAGCTTGTACTCGGCACTGTCCGTATACGGATCAGCCAGCCATTTGCGGATCTGCTTTTCCGTTTTCGGCTTTCCCTTGGGATTTGTGACACTGCGCCACGTTTCCCAAACCTCAGACCAGAATGCAATATCCGCATCGGTCGGATCGGGGATCGCAAGGTCGGCGCACCACCAGTCCGGGAATCCCTGCAAGCGTGCGCACTCCACCGGAGTCAGACGGCGGACGATATACACCGGCTCGTCATTCGGAAGGTCATTCACAAGCGGAGGATCCTTCCAGTCGGAAGCGACCAGCGTGTTTGCCTGTTCATGCGCCGCCACGGTATGGTGGGAATTCTTGCTCGTGGAATAATGGTCAGGCTCTGGTGCTGCGACCGCATGATGATCGGTGGCATTCAGCGTAAAGCAAACACCCTTGTTGATGCCGTCACCCTGCGGACCGTTCTGGTCGGCACGACCGATCATTGAGCCTTGCAAAGAAAATGTTTCGGGCATCACGACAGCCTGCTGATTATCTCCTGCATTCGCTCGGAGCGTGCCGCTTTTTCCGTCACTATACACATGACCGCCGACACGGGATGCAGCACCCGGTTCGAGAGCGACCACCGCAACTCCGCCGTGATTGCTGTCCGGGTTTGCTTCGCTTGTATCAAGACAGCGGGAGATCGCGGTCGGATAACAATGCCCTCTGGCATTTTTTGTGCCGTCCGATGTGAAACGTACATCGAATGTTTCCGGCGCAGGTGCTACCACGCAGATACCGCCCTGATTGGATGTCACGGAATTTCCGCCGCTCTGATCGAGCGTTCTGCTTGTTGTCGCTTCGTAAAAGCCGCTGTGCGGGTTGTCCGACATCATCGCATTGGAATGCTTGCTGCATACACCGAAAGCCCTGACCTCCGGCTGAAATAGCGTCTGGTCGTTATGCGTTCCGAGTGTCGCTGACATATCCCTCTGCCAGAGAGCGCCCTTGCCGCCGCCCTCGCAGCCTGACCTGATCTTCAGCGTAACAGGCTCCGCCACAAGCGGTACATTATTGCCGCCGGTTCCGGCTCTGCTGCAAAGTGTCTGACAGGTTTCATCTTCACGAATCTTTAACCGACCGTCTGTCGGATGATTCTCCACGGAAAGTGCCGCCGGAACAACACCGGCTCTCAGTGTGGGAGATACCTCTTCCTCGTAGCCGATGCTTCGTGCCTTTGCGCTGTGTTCCGTTGAAAAGCCTGCCGCCTGCAGGACACCGTTTCTTCCGGTAGACATCCCGCAGTTCACACCGAGCGTTGCTGCTGTATCATCGGTGACCGCTGCGTTATAGCCGTCAATGCCGACTGCATGAAGTACAGCCGGATGATTGCCGTGATCCTGTGCGACCAGTGCGAGTGCCTTTTCCTCTGTGATGCCGACACCGGAAGTGCCCTGACAGTTTACGCAGAGGGTTCCACCTCCAGCGTCAGTCCGTCCGCCTGTCTCTCCAGTGCCTTCTTCAGCACCTCCGGCAGCTCCTTGCCACGAACGGAAGCCCTGCGGAGTATACCCAGACACGCCTTCGGACTTAAATAATACTTCTCCGGCACTTCCGCCAGCAAGATCTGCGACAAGGTAGATTCTTGCCCTTCGCTGGGGGACACCCCAGTATTGAGCGTCGAAAACTCGGTAAGCCACGCTCCATCCGTTTCCCAGATATACGTCCGACTTTGGCCATCGGTGATTTTCAGGCGAAGGCACCTCGATCCCTTCTTCTTTAATTCCGATAACTGCTTCGAGGACAGCTTTGAAATCATCTCCTCCGTGGGAGGAGAAAGCGCCGGGGACATTTTCCCAGACGCAGTATCGCGGATATCGTCCAATTGTTGCATCCCTCATTTCTTTGATGATACGGATCGCCTGAAAGAACAGGTTCGACCGATCACCGTCATGGATTCCGGCACGTTTGCCGGCGATCGACAGGTCCTGACACGGACTGCCGAATGTGATGATATCCACCGGCGGCAGCTCTGCACCGCTGAGTCGGGATACATCGCCGTAATGCTTCACGCCCGGAAGCCGTTTGTGGGTAACAAGCACCGGGAACGGTTCAATTTCTGAACTCCACTTCGGCTCGATCCCTGCGAGGATGCCACCAAGCGGAAAACCGCCCGAGCCGTCAAACAGACTGCCGAGCGTCATTGTTGTATGATCCATCATCCGCCTCCTTTGCGTTCCTGCACAGGGCAAGGAAGTCTTCTCGTATTTGTTCCTTGCAGGCTTCTGCGACCGCAGGGATCTCGTGTGAATACAACGGCCTGCCGATGAAACCGGAGAGATAATTGTACAGATATTTCAGGTCGCTGCCCTTCAGCATAGCGAACCCTGTGTATGCTGTCACAATCGCACATTCATGTTTTGTCATCGGTGACCTCCCCAAGCATCTGTTCACAGGCTTTGGTATAAAAATCCCTGCTGACCTCAAAGCCGTAGCTGTTGCGCCCCATTTCTCTTGCGGCTCTCAGCGTACTGCCGGAACCCGCGCAGGGGTCGATGACCACATCACCCTCATCGGTAAATATCCCGATCAGGCGTTTCAGCAGATTCACCGGCTTTTGGCTCGGATGTATCTTCGGGATATCCTTGCCGTCACGCACCCAGTCGAAATGGTCGAAGATCATGTGCCGCTTGCCGTCCGCATCGGTATTGCGGAACTTCGGCAACTTGCCACGATACAGCACCAGTGCATATTCGGTAGCACCCACGATCCTCATGTTTGCCTTCAGTACCTGCGGACTGTAATTCTTCATAAAGCACAAAAACTGGTAGTGCTTGAAGCCGTATTTCTCCGCCTGCCGGATGACCTCCGGTATCTGCTGAAAGGCACAGAATACGATCATGCAGGGAGCGTCCTTTTCGCCCTTGGACGGCTCCTTTTTGAGCAGTCGGTTGCAGAATGCGAAATACTCTGCGATATTGAACGAGTAGTCGGTGTGGAATGCCGCCTTGTGTGCCTTGCTGCTTTCGCCGTTCTGATTGTCACCGCCCACATACCAATCGGGACGACTGGCATAAAAGTCGCCGCCAATGTTGTACGGGATATCCGCAATCACGAGCTGCGCCCTCGGAATGCTATAGCCCTTGTAGTTCTGGAAATTGTCGTGTATGAGAACACACTTCACATCACTCAACAGCATCACCGTCCTGCGGCATTGCTGCGACCGCTTCCTCGTATGACAGCTTCTGTCCGTCACGGAGAACATAGGCGACTTCGGCGGTCTGCTTGTCCTGACACCAAGCAAGATAACGCTTCACGATGACATCCACGAACTTCGGATCAAGCTCGATGCCGCGGCAGACACGGTCTGTCTCACAGCAGGCGATCAGCGTGGAGCCGGAGCCGAGGAACGGATCGAGGACGATGCCGTTGGTCATGGTGCTGTTCTTGATCGGGTATGCCATCAGCGGGATCGGCTTTGTGGTCGGATGATCGGGACTGCTTTTCGGCTTGTCATATTCCCAAACGGTCGTCTGCTTGCGGTCGGCGTACCACTGGTGCTTGCCCTTCTGCTTCCAGCCGAACAGGCACGGCTCATGGATCCACTGATAAGGACTGCGCCCCAGCACCAGTGAATTCTTCTTCCAGATACAGCAGCCGGAAAGCTGGAATCCTGCGTCCTTGAACGCCTTGCGGAAGTTCAGCCCTTCGGTATCGGCGTGCCATACATAGATGCTGCCGTCATCGGCAAGGCTGTCATACATACACTTATAGGCAGAGAGCAGAAAGTTATAGAAATCGCTGTCGCTCATGTTGTCGTTCATGATCTTTCCTGCGGTCTCCTCAACGTCTACGTTGTAAGGGGGATCGGTCAGAACGAGGTTTGCTTTCTGACCGTCCATCAGCTTTGTGTATGTGTCAGCAATGGTGCTGTCACCGCAGATGACACGATGCCTGCCGAGGATCCAGATATCTCCCTGCTTGGAGAAGGTCGGTTTCTGAAGCTCCTCCTCCACATCGAAGCTGTCCTCTTTGACCTGCTTATCGTGTACCTGATTGAAAAGCTGCTCGATCTCTGGCGGGTCAAAGCCGGTTTTGCCGAGGTCGAAATCACCTCATGTTACATTTCCTGTTGTCAAAGATTGTTATATGAAAATGGGAAGAGCATTCTCTATACCAGAAGATGTATTAAACACCGAGCTCAAATATATGCAGGACACACTTCTTAATGGAAAGGAATGAAAGAACTTTGTATATTTCATCAATTCATTATATCCAAAGAGAATCTTCAGGTAAAAACTATCCTGATGTTCACCCTTTTTACAAAGATTCTTTTAGTTTTCTGTATGATCTTGAAGAAATCCGGACTGCGGAGAAAAGAGAAACAGACTGGATGATGGAGGCATTAAAAAATACAATGGCAGATGCAAATCCGGAACATCCACCAAAATATTTCTTTGATGTTCGCACTACTGAGGAGTTTTCATGTCCGGCTCCGGAATATTATTTGCTAAAGCAACTGCACATAGAGCGTATATCCCCTCTTAGTGTAAAAGGAATGGGAGGGTTATCCCTGATACAAGCATTCTTAATTGCTGAACAATACGTTCAGATACAGGAACCAGCTCTATTTTGCGTAGCACAACGCTATCACTGCTACGATAATACAACGAACCATGAGCAGACGGCTGTTTCATTTCTTGTTTCAAAGGAAAGCGGAGATTTTTTTCTGGAATCTGCCGGATTTTGTCAAACCTATGAAGAGGTTATCCAGATGGTGCAGCGAAATTCATTTCGAATGGTATTTTCAGATACAAAACTGACCTGTTCTCATAACTTGACGAAAGCGACTTCATTTCTGACACAACCACTCATTTTCCTGACATCCTCATCCGTTCAGAACGGTCGCATTGCATGCATTTCAGAATATCAGGGTTGTTATGGGTACTATATCATCAGAAAGGATTGA